CCAAAATTGTACATCTACCTTTACATTCTTTCCCTTATTGATTACCCTTGCCTCTCTACGAATGAAGTAAGAGATACCTTCTATTTCAAAATCTAATTGACAATGGAAGTCCGTTTTTCTATTATTGAGTATATTAGCGGCTTTGAATGCTCTGCTGGATTTATCAAATAGTGTAAATGATATTGCGTCAAATAAGGATGATTTTCCGCTTGCATTTGGTGCAAACAATCCCATAAGACCTCTTACTTTATCGAAATTGATTACATTGTTTTCACCATAACTGAACATATTAGAGAATTCAAATCTTACCGGCTTCCATTTCACATTTCTCGTCAATTCATCCAATTCAATTCTATTGTTAATCCCCTCATTAAGAAGTTGAATCCCCTTTAACTCCTCATCATCTACAAATGGTAACATTCGTTGAATATAATCACTTATTAAAGAGTTTTGGTAAGTTACATCGGTAATGTCATCCAATTCTAATTGATTATCTCTATCACCCGTTTTTCTTTGTGATAATGAATCGGTACGAATTGTTGTAAAATCATCAACACCGTATTTTATCTTTATTTCCGTAGTAGCTTTTTTAGTGTCTACGGAATCAGTATCAAAAAATCTAACCCTAAGTCTGGGATGTAATGGCATATCGGTTACATCCGGCACCACACCATTTAATACATCCAAAGTATAATACCCATAATCATTTTTGATATCAACTTCTTCGTATGTCATTGTATCCAAATCCCAAACTAAAAATCCGTGCTTATCTAATGTTTCGCCGAAGTTTTGTTGTACCAAAGAACCGGCATATACTACTTTACATCCTTTAGGAGAAATCATTTCTTGTCTCTTATGAATATCACCTAATAACGCCAAATCATAACCATCAAACATATCAGTTGTAAAATGACGAGAAGATACTACATATCCAATATCGGTTTGAGAATTATCAACAGGTCCGTGAAATAATGCAATCTTTTTGTTTCCAAATAGTGTATCGGCTTTTGGCCAATTATTTTTGTTATCAAATATACTGAATACTGCAAAATCAACATCTCCGATTGCGTAAACTTGAGTATCTCTTAAATAATGTAGGTTTGGTAATTTTAATGCATCTACAATTGGAGTAAGTACATCCAATCTATCGGAATTATTCATATTACAATCATGATTACCCGCAATAAGAATAGTTTCACAATGTTTCGTACACTCGGTTAATAACCAACTTATTTCTTTTAATAATTCAGGTGACATTTCTAATTTAGCGTGTGCAATATCACCTGCCAAATAAATAATAGAATCTTCAGTTCCTCTTTTTTTAATCTCATCGAACATAGAGTAAAATACTTCTCTAAATTCTTTGTGTCTTTTTACGTTACGAATGTGAATATCCGCAATATGATAAATTCTTTTTAACCTCATATATTATTCAACTTTGCCATCATCAAATCTTCCCAACTTGTCTCTTTGGCGGATTTTAATAAATCATTTACTTTTTGGAATCCCATTTCACCCGCATCTTTATCGGTTGGGATAATATTTTTTACCTTAATTCCATTTTTCTGAAACCATTCAGTATGTTTGGTAGAATCATCTACGGCATCAGAATCTAACATAATTGTTACATCCTTAACGCCCTTTTCCATAATTTTATTTTTGAGTTTGCTGAGTAAAAATTTACCTAACAATGGAATTACATTTCTTTTAACTGAGAAAGAATCAAATACTCCTTCAACTAATGTTATTGGTTCGTTCCAATTAATCATATTATCAAATACAATTACATCTCTACTAATTGGTGGATTCTTATACTTCATTTTCTCATCTTCGTAGAATGAACGAGCTACAAAATAATTAAGTTCACCATTATCATCGTAAGAAGGAATAATAACCCTACCACCATATAATCCATCTTCACAATATCCGATATTATATTTTACAATATCCGCTTGTGTAATACCTCTTTTAGTAAGGTAATGAAGTGCCAAATTGTAATAAGGATTGACACCTTTTGGTTTAAAATATAATTGCTTGAATTCTTTTGGTAATTGTAACTTTGCTACATATTCCTCTTTTGAATCGTATTCAGGCTCATCACCATATACATCTCTAACTCTATTCAGGTCTCTCGTATCCACATTTAGTTTACGAAGTAATGAATAGATACTTCTGCCCTTAGAATCACATACCCAGCAATGCCATCTTTGTGTATCTAAATTTACTTGAAGTTTCTTTTTGTGGTGATTACAAAATGGGCAATGATGGGCTTGTTCATTCCCCTTTAAGGAAGAACCTACTCCTAATGCCGAGTCTAATATTGTAATTATTTGTAATTTGTTCTTACCGGATAGCATAATTTAGATATTCGTATAACAAATATACGAAATTTATCCCATAATACCAAACTTAATAAGAAGAATTCTTAACATCAATCAGAAAATCCGCTAAGAATTGTATTTTGTTGGCTATGGTTTCTCTTGGTTGATTTTGGAGAACCATATTTTTGAGGTCTATTAATGATGCAGCCGCAACTGAATGTGCGTCATCTTTTGAGTTTAAGTAATTATCGGAGATTCCGTACTTTTTACAAATTTCTTGAATGTTCATAACTTTAGTTTATAATATCCCTACGGAAGAATTTTCCCATAAGGTTTTCGTTTATTGCTTGTTCATTGGCAAGTACATCGTAATGAAACTGCCATTTAATTTCGTAATATGATAATGCTTTTTTGGAAAAGCAGAATTGAATTATTTCTCTCTCAAAGTGTTCTGCGTTTCCAGCTTTAACTTCGGATTTAATCCATTCGTTTGATGAATAGTATTTCTCCCAATCAGATGCTTTCTTTACAACCCTTCTACGAGTCTTTCCCTTAAGAGGTTTTAATCTTCTGGTTTGTGTAAGTTGTTTTTTACCTATATAGAATTTTCCAGTTGGAGTATGTATCATTTTATAGACAAACCCAACCGCACCTTCAGGTGTGTTTTCTTCTGTAACAATATTTCCATTAAATTTCCAAGACATATTATCGGTTTACACTATCCGAATACTTTTTTGTATTCAAATCTCCACCTCTTGCTTTTTTAAGTGCTTTCGCATCTTTAGCTAAGTTCTTAGATGGTTTAAATGTGTTTTCAAATCCAATTGGTTCGATATCCTTACCTTTAAGGTCAACTTTACCAGTTGCAGGGGTTGCTTTTTTATAAATATCAATTATAGTTGCCATTTTTAGTATTTGTTTATAAGTATAAATATAACCTTATGTATCCAAACGAACAATAAAATTAATTGGATAATCGGGTAATGATTTGATTGGTTGTGGTAACTTAGCTACTGCAACCATATTTAATTCGTTATCATATAATCCTATTGTTGTAATATACGGTGCTAAATAAGAACCAGTAGGGTCTACTGATGATGAAAAATCATAATCACCAAAACCGCTTACTACCGTTGGGTCTAATGATGATGAAATTGAACGTAATTTAATTTTTCCAAAACTCATATCTGGATTCCAATCAACTGCAGATGGATTCTGAGAAACATTGAATTCACTTTCTAAAACTGAAAGGAATATTTCATTCTCATAAATTGTTTTTGTAGAACGATACTCAATTATAAATGAATTTAATGTAGAACCACTTTCTACATTTTTTGTCATTACAATCAATCCTCTATCATAAAATATATTACCTTTAATTTCATTATTATATACTAAATTAGAATAACCATCATCGATAAAAGTTTCACTACCACTAGTAAATGTAACTGACCCAACTTTAATTCCCTCACCATATTTAGATTGTGGTATTGAAAATACAGCCAATTCATCTTCTAAAATCCTATCACGCCCATCACCATATCCCCATTTTTTTCTACCAACTTCGGTAAAAATTGATGAAGTTGCTGGATTTGTGTAGAATTGAGATTTTATAGAATGATACAATGATACTTTAGAAATACCATACGATTTTTCTTCAATTTCTTCATCATAATTACCCGAACTTCCACTTTTAGCAAAAATAGGATGTATATCAGTTTCATCCAACGCCCATTCCTTATAAACTTTTAATGGTCTAATTACAATATCCGATTTTGGTATTTCTTTTAACATCTACTTTTTTATTTTATATAAATATTTCTTAAACGAAAAACCCCCTTTCGGGGGTTTATCATATTAAGAGTTTAAAATTTAATTAGAATGAAAGTTTAACTTTTATAAGAATTTCTTTATCAAACGATTTAACAATTGGTTGTGAAGTTTTAGCTACTGCTATCATTTCATTTGCGTCATTATAAAGACCTATTGTAGTAACAAATGTTTGTGGGTCAGATACAAATGTAGTTTCTGCAAAAGTACCATCAGTATTAACATAAGTTGGGTTATTCGAGTAATTGAATTCTCTATTTGTTGCTCTCACAAAGAAATGTTGAGTTGATACATCTTCAGTTCTTCTAGCTTCAAAATCTTCACCTTTTTTAATTGCGTAATGTAATAATTTGTGATTATACGCTTCATGTGTAGTAGCAGTACCACCAACCAAACTACCAGTGTTTGCAAATCCAACTTCTCCAACATTTCCTATTGTGTTTCCAATTGCCGCTGCATTAAGTATAATAATTCCTTTATCAGGATAGAATGCCCCATATCCCAATCCATTGGATGCAGTTGTTGTATTTACAGTAGCTTCACTTTGAGTTCCCAAATTAAGTGAACCAGAAACTAGTTTAAATACTCTGCCAGCTTTACCTAATGTATCTCCAAATTTCTTACCACTATCATCGATAAAAGTAAATAAGCCATTTGAACCAGATAGTTTTAATGACCAGTTACCCGCATCCATTTCTTCTCTAAATCTGGCTCTAGCTATATTAATAATATAGATACCATTAGCATCGGTTGCAACACCGCTTCCATTTTCAAATTGAAATTTTTGAGTTGGGTTATCCAATAACATTGAACGATATTGTGCGTAAGTGGATTTAGTTGCTAACAATGAATTATCATCAGTTGCCAAATCTACCGAGCCACTTCCATCAACATGTCCATACGCTACTGCGTATTGGATTTCTGCTGAAGAATCGGTTGCCGGATTTTCATTGTAAACATTATAATAATATTGTCCACTTGTTGCATTCGCCTGTGTAGATGAGGTAAAATATGAATTTAAAGAACCAGAATCGTTAGTCCACATTCCAGTTGTTACAACTTCCACTTTTGCATTTACCTTATCAAAATCTCCAAATCTTTTGTATATTCCTGTTGTAACGCCTGAACCAACTGCGATTTGTTGTCCAGCTGGTAAAACAGAGTTTAATAATGATACAATTGTATTTGTATCAATCGTTCCCTGATTTGCCAATGCTGCCAGTTGGGCTGTTACATTAGGGTCATTTATTAGTGCCATATTCTATTTTATTTTTTTAAGCTTGATAAGTTACTCTTACTGGTATAGTTTGTGAACCACCCGTTTCGTTACCATAAACGGTAATTGTAGTTACCACATCAAAAGTTAATGATGGGTTAGGTGTAAATCTAAACTCTAATCCAGTTACTACTTGTGCGGTTGTTGAAACTTCTTCACCTAAGAATACAGGTACAGTACCAGTTGCTGCTGCACCTCTCGTTACGGTTAATGTTCCGGCATTTTGGTCAGCCAATACCATTGTATAACCAGCTGAAGCGTTTCCTGCTGGCGATGTAGTTGGTGATAAACCAACTCCACCTTCTAATTGTGTTACTCCAATTGAAGGAATACCCAATTTTACTAAAGGAATCTGTGTAGTTCCTTTTGGAAGGGTTACTAGTTTATATCTTAATACCTGTGTTTCATCCGGTGTTGCTTCGGTTACCGGAATTGCTCTAATAGCCGAATCATAAAATGCCGAACCCTTTGGATGTGCAGGCTCGTATAATGTATAATCAATCTCATCATCACCCAAAGCAAACTTTGTAATGTTTAAAGATTGTCCAGATGCCAATTTTTGTCTACCTTTTTTGGTAAGAATTGCATCTACTGTAATTTCTGTATTATCTAAATATGCCATTTGATATTGTTTTTAATGCTTTATTTCTAAAATAAATATAACCAATTATTATTTTCAATCTTAATCAACTTCCAAGATAGGCTCTCCACTACCTCTACCGGTCTTAGCCACTCTAAGTATGTTAGGATTAGTTGTAAATATTTCAACCGCTGGTAATCCATCGGGTGTTGTTGTTGAATTTTGTTGAGAACCTTTCCAAAATGAACGAATCATACCCTCTCCCAAATTATTAGTATAACGATAATGAGATGGTAAATAACCATCCAAAGGTGTTACCGAAATAATTTCGTTTCCAATTGATACACTGCCACTAAACGGCATCAATGAAACTCTATATTTGTTATAAGGTACTAATACATCTTGGTATTTTACTTGTTCACCAGGTAAAGCACCATTTTTAGGATATCCTGCGGTTTGTGTTGAAACTTTTCTACTATATTGTTCTTTTACTAGATAAATGTTTTGTCTACTTTGCGTAAAGTTACCAAATATATCATATCTTTTATAGATTCCAAACCCATTTTCACCATAAAGCCCAAATCCTAAGTTAGATATTGAATCTCTTTCCATTCCAATTATTTCGAATCCATAAGAATCGGCTTCACCACTTAGAGTAGCACCGGTTGGAACATCAATCTCAACATCATAAAAAGGAGCAGTTGCTTCTAAAATAGTATCATCTGCCGCATCAATAGTGCCGGTATAAGTTAAATACGCTGAATCTAATATAGTTTCGTCACCAACGTCAATTGTTGTATCGTAGTTATTTACATCAACAACTAAATTTGTTATAGTTTCGGCGTCTAATTGCCCGTTGTAAACATCAAATGTAGAGTTTATAATTACATCGGTATTGGTATCTATACTTACATCGTAGTTATTTTGTAAAGCGGTTGGCCTATCCCATTTAACTTTACTTCTTTCTAAATAATGTGGTTCGATTAACAAACCTTTAGATACTTTTGCTCTAGCAGGAGCTAAATCAGTAAGAACATCGAATAGTGATTTATTAATATATCTAACTAACTGAATATATTCGTTTATATTTCTATCAAGTCTTTCAAAATAGTATGTTCTAAGGCCCTCCAATTCTTTATACGAATCTCTATATTCATCCGATGGGTCACCTATATAATTATCAATATTAAATTCACCAAACGCTTTAACAATATCCATATTCAACTCCTTTATAGGAGAGAAAAATAATCCTAAACGATTTGAATCTATTGGAGCTCTATCAAACGATTTTTTAGTTGCTCTAGTTTTATAAGAAAGATTACTCACTAAAGTTTGTTCTTCAAAACGAATCTTGTTTGAATAATTAAATCCTAAAGATGGAACAGTAGCCGTTACAGTTCTTTCATACGGTGTATATTGATATGGATATACCGATGCAGAGTACATATTGTTTGTACTTGCAAAAGGTTCACCATAAGTTTGATTTATCGCCACATTTTTAATAAATGAATCAGCGGTTCTATCTTTTGGATATTCAAAATCTAATCTAAATAACAAATCTTCAGTTGATGATGTATATGAATTACCCGCAATTGAATCCGGTTGTAATACGTGACTGTTAAATTTACCTCTTTCTAATGGAATTCTCCATAAACGGAATTCATCAACATTTCCTTTAAACCCATTGCCACCAATTTGTAACGATGGAACATTTACCCATTGAGAATCTTCGGTAAAAATAGACATACTCACGGATGTCACTATTCTATCACCATTCGATGTGCCTAACCAAACTTCGTATAATGAGCCATCTCCAGCATAGTCAGTTCTGTTAATGCAAATATTTGAATAATATTCAGTTGATATTGGAAACCCTAAACTTCCCGTAGTTAAATCTGGACCATATACGAATGGATAATAACTAGCAGTATCGAAATAATATGTTGTTACAACTGGCGAACCACTTGCAAACGGCTCTAATATATAAGAAGTATTTGAAACATCACCACCAAAATTCAATTCCAATCTACCAAATGAACCGGTAGTTTGAATTAAATCTAATGTCCATTGACTTGATGAAATTAATGTATATTGTGTATTTGGTAACGAAGATGGTTTAAAGTTAAATTCAATTGCAGCAGGTACATTCCCATTAACAGATTTCCAAGGTATTTTTACACTAGAACTTTCAGTTAAATAAATCGCAGCCGTCCTATCTTCGAATGTAAATTGTCTCGAACCTCCCACCGATGGGTCTTGTGGTCCTCCAAATTCCATTATAGTTAAAAGAGATTGAGGAACACCATAACATGCCATAATGGCTTTCATAGCTCTGGCAGTTCCCTTATGTTTTAATAGATATGGAAGGTTGTTGATGATTCTTCTCCAAACCTGATTATTCGCTTCTTCTAATGACATCGAATATTTTTGGAATCCATCTTTATACTGTCCAAACGCATACTCCCATACAAATTGTGAATCAAACGCACGTTTACCATCCCAACCAAATGATTTAAGCAAATGCCAAATTAAATCATCTGGTATACCTAAATCAACTTTTTCTTCTACAACTTTAACTCTATTTAACGCATTTATATAAGACCATATTATATCAAAATGCTGTCCAATCATATCTAAGAACAACAAAAATTGTTCGTTTTCATAATCAGAATAAATAAATTCAGGAACATTATTTCTTAAAAGATTCGGATTGTACTTATCGTATTCAACCGCATCCCCTATTAATGCCTCATACCAAGCTACAACATCTGGATGAGTTGCTTCTCTTAATATATACGTTGGTAGACCAGTATCTCCATTTACAAATAAAATTTTTGGATACGCCAAATCATCAATTGATTTGTATAGCCAATATTCAAACCCATCTAAATTTTTTAACGCTTGGTTTAAATCAGATAATACTTTTTTCGCTTGATTTGCTTGAGAAGGTCCTGCAAATTGTTGAACTTCCCATTGTATATCATATATACTATCTTCGGTAAGTATTTGTGCACCATCCAACGTTAATACAATTTCATGATTAGGTATAGATTCCGCCAATACACCACCACCATTGAATGAGGTTTCAGTTAAAGCAGCATAAGTATTTTTTAATCTTTCTATTATTTGTATTTTGTAGAAAAAGTTTTCAACTCTTTCCGCTGCTGCGCCAAAATGTGAAAAATTTTCAAAAGTGTATTGTGAACCACTTACATATTGTATATTTAATTTTGCAGTATCTACTCCTACACTTTCTAAATATCGATTTGCAATATCATTTGATGTTACTGAGCCACTTGCTATTAAATCCTCAAATACAGTAAACCCAATACCATTATCAGGCTGAATCGAAAAGTTTGGTCCTTTTAGTGGAGGACAAACATCATCGGGCAATCCAGTTATAGTTATCGTTTCAACTATTGGATTGGACTGTAATTTAGAAATCCAAACCTGGTCATTTGGTTGTACCGCTGTTGATACAGGTTCATATAATTTTAAAATTAAAGATTCTCTATCACCAACCCAAGTTGTAATAATTTTATTATTACCATCCCCAAAATGTAAAAGGTGGGTAAGATATTTAGAATTTTCTTCGTCAAAAATACTATCATCCAATTGTAATAAAAATCCTTCGGCTATTCTATTAATAGCAGTTTCTTTTGGAATTTTTAAAGTACCTTCTTGAAAATTAATTGTAATTAATTCTTCTTTTCCAACAACTGGTTCTTTACCACTAATATTATACGGAGTTAATACAAGAGTAAGTGAATTACCACTAGTAGTACTATCTCTTACGGATGAACTTAATTCTAATAAAGATTTATAATTTAATTTTGTTCTACCGGAAGATTGTACTTTTGTAGATGTAACGGTTCCCAATGGTTTAATTAATACATAATCAGTATTAATAGATTCCCATTCTATTTCAAAATCAACATCATACCCAACATAATCTTTACCTCGTATAAGCGATGGGTACAATATATTTCGGATATCCGGTGTTCCTACATAAACATCATCTACTACATTTGTCTTAAATTCTACAAAATCTGCATCCGTACCATCAATGGTTGGGATTATAACTATTTGATATACCCCCAATGTTGTAAAATACTTTTCAGGTATTAATATTGCAGCCGTATCACTTTCTCCAAACGGATTTCCAAATTGAATTGTTTGACTATTTAATACAACTCTTAAAGATGTTAAATTACCAGTTTTTCTAAGTACAATCGGTAATCCCTCTTTAGTATTAATATTATATTTGGTTAATTCATCAATATTAGTTAAAAATATAGACGGAAGTTCTTTTACCGATACATCTATGTTTAGTGCCTCTATTTCTATACCAACACCTTGTGTTAATATAAAATTAGTAGATACACTTTCTAATGTATTTTCAGCTTCAATTAATTGTGTGTTATTTCTAGAACGTCTAGCCAATATAGCAGCAACACCAATTTGTTCGGTAATCGATATAGAATTTATTCTATATGTTTCTAAATTAGATGATACTATTTCAATTTTTGTACCAGATGGATAACCTAATTGATTTAATCCTCGTCTTAATTCAATTCTTTCGTTATCATTTATTATTAAAATTGAAGAAAAATCACTACCATTCAAATTAACATCTACGCTTTCCAATTCATCAGATGGGGATGGGTCTATTCCGCCTGTTTTTGAAAAATTAGAAAAAGATAATTCTTTTACCTGACTAGCTACTTCATATTCAAATGGAACTATAATACCATTTTCATACTTTGTAATTCTTATAGTGTAAATAGGGTCAGTACTATACACCGGTTCAGAACTTCTTCTTGCCTGTCCGTCAAATCTATTTACAGGATTTCCAAAATTATCAAAAGGATTGTATGTATTATCTACTGGAACTAAATCTTTTACAAATGTATCATCTTTATAGTATTTGTAATCAAATAATACATTCAATACATATTTGTCAGCGCTTACATATCCCTCTTTTAATACCTCAATCGTATATTGATTATTTTGTTTTAATACATCTTCCGTACTTATGTTAAACGAATTCGGAGTATTTTTAAATGTATTTTCTCCATTTATAACAACGGAAGCATTTGGTTCAGTTGAAATTATATTAAATAAAAAATTAGGAGCATAAGTTGTAGTACCAACATATTGAGGGTCACTCGATACGTTCATAGGTGTTCCAGTAGATGGATTTACAACATAAACCCCACCACCACTCGATACACCACTTTCTAATGCGGATAAAAATTCCAAATTTTGAGAATCCGTTTTAGGTAATAAATTATCTTCTATATCAGCTATTCTTGGCATTTATTGATTTTATTATTTTAATACTATTTTATTCAACTGCTTGATTTTGGGTTCTATCTCTTACCGCTATTTGTTTCGCATCTCCATATCCTCTATTCACTCCTCCTTCTTGTAAAGCATCAAGTAATTTTTGTTGGTCTATTTCTACTTGATTCATTGCCCCAAATTGACCTACCTGCCCTCCTTTTTGTTGTTCGTATGTTTGATATGTAGGAGTATTTGTTGGCTGTTGTTCATCGGTTGGCAATGATAATTCAGGTGGTGGTTGATTATCGGATTCGGTTGGTAATAATTGTTTTTTAATCTTTTCTTTCAATTTTATAGAAGTTTCTATTCCAACGGATTTTACTTTAATCGCTGCTTTTTCAATAGCCGCCTTTTTTATACCCAATTCACCTGCAGTTACAGCTGTATCAGAGTTGGTTGTTTGAAGTATGCTCGATACCTCATCAATACTATTATCTATTATATTATCAAATGTTGTAGTTCCTACAAAATCAGGTGTTACCAAATATTTATTCAAAATTGCTACCAATATTCTTTGTATAGATTTTTTTATTTCCCCCTCACTTGTGGTAATCTTTGGCTTTGTAGATTTTGGTTTACCATAATTATTATCATTAATATCTGAAACTCTATTTGTAAATTCGTAAACACATGCTTCTATAAATTGTTTATGAATTTGAGCAACAAATACATCAAAACTTTGAATTTTATATTCATTTACTAACATATTAAAAAACGATTCACTATACTTTGTTTTTAAAAACGAAGCAATTAGTGATGGGTTTATATTTTCAATATATTGAAATGATTGATTAATATAATCTTCTCTAAATTTTTTATTATCTACAAAAGTATTAAATCTTTCTTTTAAATTATTTAATAATTCAGGAGGTTGATTTTTAATTAATGGAAATAATCTAATTTCTGTCCTAGAAGGTGAAATTTCAGATATCCACATCTTATCTACAAGCTTTTCACTACCTACTCTTTTATTTACTAAAGTTATTTGTGTTTTAAAAATTCCATTATTATATCCAGCTTCTCTTAATAGTCTTTCAACATCAATAAAATATTCGGATGGTAATTTATATTTTTGAAAAACAGTTCCAGTTGGTATTAAAAAATAATCATTAATGTTTTCAGTTGATAATGGAATGTATCTAACCAATTCACCATTTATTTGTGGAAGTTGATTATCATTTGAATCGTAAACAATAAATTCAATCGCATCATTTTGACTAAAGCCAAAGAATGAACTCAAATCTCCGGTTTCGAAAATTGCTCTATCCTTCTGTTCTATCAGATATCCTTTGTTTTGAATTATACTTTTTACCGATTGTAAGGCCATATTATTTAATTTTAACTACTTCCTCTAAACTTCTTTAAATATATAGAAAGTGAAACCTCTGAACTAGAACCTGCACTTGATTTTACTTTTAATGAACTTCTATATTCTCTATCACCCGCAGTACCAGCTATATTTTTTGGTTTTTGGTCTCTAATCCAACCAATATTTTCAACCAATTTAACATTTTTAGTTTCACCTGCTTTAAGCGTTACTGAACCCGGTACATTTATTATTGGGTCTCCCGAAATTGTAAATGTTATTGTGGTATCTTTATTTGTTGTAAAATTTGTTAGTTCAAGAGTAGGCCCATTAATCCATTCTTCAGTTGCCTTATTAGCTCTTGCTCTATACGCAATATCACCAACCTCTTTTTCTTTAATTTCTATAATTTTTGCTGAAAAATCTTCTCCTACTTTTGCTCCCTCTGATATTTTTCCTTGTTTACCAAATAACTGCTCTCTCAATGCACCTAATTCTTGTTCTAAAGATTGATTTCTTGCAAATAATGAAACTCTTTGTATAGATTCTGCAGTTGCTTTTTGTATAGCGTTTTGTAAATCGATTACAGCACTACTAACTCTAGCAGTAGCCTGTGAAGCTTGATTATCAGCATTTGCTACTAAAAGTTCTTTTCCATCAATTTCAACTCTTAAACTCTGAGATACAATTTCCAGTTCTGATACCTTTCCTCTCAAATCTAAAATAGTATCGGTTTGTTCCGCTATTGTTATATCTCTCAATCTAATATCTTCTAAAGCAGCATCGTAAATTACTTTCAATACCGTTTCAGGTAATTCAGGTTCTTCAATTGGTAAAAGTTCAAAAATTGTAGTATCAATTGATTTAACTAATTCTTCTACATTATATTTTGGTTTTACTAATTTACCAGATACCACACCATCTCTCCTATTATCGGATGTAAATTGATATACACCAGACGTATTTCGTGTAGGTAGTATTAAAGAACCACTTAGTTCAATATCACTTACAAGCTTTTCGTTTTTAAGTCCTGATGGTAGCATTTTATTATCCTTTAACAGTGTTAAATGTTAATTCATTATCATAATATTCTGAACTACCATTATTATCTATTTTAAATTCTATCTTATATACTCTATCCGCTTCCCAATTCGATAAGTTTAATTTAATATAGTTACCATCGTTATCGCAACTAATTTTTGAATAGTTGGAAAACGGTATAATAATATCATCAGATGCAAAATCTTTTATCTGATAATATGATGTTTCAGGTAAATGTTTTACTTGATTATAAGAAAACGAATTTGTAAATGTTTTTAAAGGATATAGTTCTCTAGCAAATAATCTTAATTTAATTTGAGAACCAACTTTATATTCTTTTTTTAAATTGGTAATTCCTATTTTTTTATCTTCCGATGTCAATTCGGATAAACTACCTGTTAAAAATGATTCATCTGAATATCCGATTCTTATTTTTGGTTGATATATAGTATTAGTTTCTTTACTGAATACTTTTATTATACCATAATCTTTTGTATCATTTTCAAAAGTATCAGAATATTTTATAATAATACCATCGTTTGGAATAGAACCACTCATCCAACTTTCTAATAAAGATTTTACATTCATCTCTATATCAGCTGTTTGATAGTTAAATGACTGTGATGCTGCGTTTGATATCCACCATGTACCACCAGTTCCATTATTTGGATTTGAATCAGTCCCAGAGTTCAATCCATTTTCTAACCATACTAATTTAGAATCTCCTTCTCTATAATTCCAATTTACACCTTGTGTTGATATTTTATCAAATCTAGTACCCGTTCCCATTTCCCAACTACCGGATACAGCAAATCCATATAATGTATATTCCAATGGAATTTCCTCACTTTCAGTTTCTTTTAAAATCAAAGTAGCATCTTCCAATCCTAAAGTACCATTTGTTATTGATGCAGACAAAAATCCAACATCAAATTTAAGTAAAGCTCTAGAAATATCTTTTATATTCCCATAGTAAACTTTACTAATTTCTAGCACTTCATCCAAACCAGTATTTTGATTTGGCTGTTGTAAATAAACCGCTGCATCTTTTGATGCTGTTAAAAAATAATATGCCATTATCTTGCTCTACCTTTTATATCTGTGTCTGGAAACTTAATTTCGAAAACCGATGGGTCTAATGATGGATAGACTATTTTACTTTTAGTTGCTGCTTCTATATTATACGAATTTGTTGAATATCTACCACCACACTTATTTGTAACAATAAGAGATGGTACTGATTGAACTCCTTCCACATTTGCAATTAATAATTCAATTTCACTTAAATTTATAGTTTGGTTAAATGACCAATTATCTATATTGAAATATTCTTTTAAATCAGATATGCATTTAGCAACGATTTCATTTTTATTATAATTTTCAAAACATATAATTTCAAATTCTAAACCAATATTAATAATAAATCCATCGTTTATATTTAATCCATCGGTTAAAATTCTATATTCATTAAAATATGTTTTTAAATTTTCTTTAATTCCTCTGGATAAATTTGTTAAGTGCCCATTTGAATTATACCCAAGTAAATAAAGATTAATAGCAAATGGATTATTCTTTTCGTTATCATTTGAGGTTTTACCTATTAGAAATTGTTGTATTTCGTTTTTAACAGTTGCCGCAGTTGGTTCTTCACTATCTGGTTTATTCACAAACCCCATTACTAAATCCGTAAATTCTTGTAATGCGTTTGGAGATGCAAGAATTGAAGATGGTGAATTGTTATCCAATGTACCATCTGCTACTGCGTATGCTTTTGCAACTCCACCAAATTTAGATGGCATTGAAAGAGCTCGAACTTGATAATCTTTTATAGTAACCGCTCTATTTTGAGAACCAAAATTCGCTAATGCGTTTTGTCTTATTTCTTCAACTGTCTCCGCACCTCTACCACCTATTGCCGGTATTTCATTATCAACAGCAACCGATGATTTAATTCTATTATAAACAGCTATCTCATCCGATGAATACTGAGAAATATCTTCTTCATATTCTATTCCATCAATTTGTGTCAATTCTCCTTGCGAAACGTTGGTATTAACACCACCACCAACTAAATATCGTACGGTCATTACCGTATTTGATGGAGATGTGCCGTATGTTTTTGTTTTTAAGAAATTTGTTGGGTCAAACGATTCTTCCAATCTATTAATAGAGTTTGGTAATCCCAATCCAACATTTTTTAAATTAGGAATAAGTAATTCATCCGATGCGGTTGGGTCTCCTGCACCAAATTGTATAGTTGTTGTACTATCGGAATTTATCTTAGTTACAAATCTTCTGGAAGTTTTTATTGTTTTTAAAATATATGGAACCGTTGATTTAAACTGATATAAATCTGGATCATTTGTTGGCGTATTTGGTTCTTGCACAAATACCATCTCCTGTGCTAAGTATGGTACTTCATACCATTTGTTATTATCACCATCTCTCACATCATATACTTCAATTATATTATCTTCTGATAATTTTATTGATTCAAATGCTTTATAGTTACCAAATGTAAAAGTTTGAGTAACTTCATTCGCCGATATAGCATCTACATATTTTTTTAACAAATAAAATGTTGGGTCTCCCGTTGTTACATTTCGTTGATAAATTGTTATTTCTCTGCCGATTTCATCCGAAAAATCAACAATATCGGTTGTTCTAAATTGAATACCATTTGTTTTTGATTTTATTCTTAATCCTGGTTTTATTTTTAAGAAATATTTTGAATCAGGTTGGTTATAGATACCAGTACCAATTGATGGTACAAGTTGATATACTGATATTTTGGTTACTGCGGGTGATGTTACCTTTGGTTTATATCCCAAAAATTGCGCAAGTGCTAATACATTTTTCTTATCTTCTGCGTATGGTAACAATGATTCTTTTAAAGTATCATCTATATAATACGATAAAGTATCACCTATATAAGATGCCATTTCAATAAACATCATACCAGGTGATGTTTCATTAAAATCATTATAGGTTTTTGGAAAATAGTTTTTTGCAAACTCTATTAAGTTACCTCTATAAGATGTGAAATCCTTATTAAGGTATTTAATCTCTTTTCCTCTATTCTTAAAATTTTTATTTATGCTTTTTAATGACATCTTATATTAATTAAACAGTAAATGTTAATGTTTCCAACTTAGGAGTATCGTTTAATCTAAATTTAATAGAAACTTCAACTCTATTACTATCTTTTAGTTCATCCGATTGAGTAATATCTATCGTATCAATAGTAACAAACGGTAACCAATTGCTTAAAGATTGATTTATTCTTTCTTCAATTCTATCAGGTAGGTCTTCGGTATTTTGTTCAAATAACAATTCCTGAAGTCCACTTCCTAAATTTGGCTGCATTATTCTTTCATATCGTTTTGTTAGTAACAAACTTTTTATATTTGTTTTTATTTGGTCCGAAGTTGTGAAAGATTGATTAAATGCTGTATTTCCTATTTGTAATGGCAAAGTAATACCGATAGCATAATCATTATACTCTACGGTATCAATTACTCTTTTTTTGCCAAGTACTATTGCCATTATTTCTTAAATCTCTTTACTAATTCCGAATAATCTCTGTTAAAAGCTTTATCCAATTCAGCTACTCCGGTATTTACACCCAATCCAGTTGGAGAAGGTCCTTTCGCTAAATCACCATAACCCATTTTTTCAGCTATCGCCGTTCTACCTACAAGTGAACCCATATCACCTTGTCCAAAGTTCATTGTTCTAAAACCACCATCACCTTGTGGAAGCCCACCACGTGTTTCATTAAGAATTTGATTAATCATTGGGTTTTTACTGAATTGTTTCTGAGAAGATACGTTTGTAGATACCGATTCTTCGATAATATCATCATCTAACATAGCCTTAGCCATTGATAATCCAGTAGTTTTTGGTTTAGCAGGTTGTTTACTCTCTGCCAACATCTTTTTCATCTCAGCCTTCACACCTTCTTTAATTAAAGCGGGTAATTGCTCTTTAAGCTCCTCTTTAATAAGAATCTGAATGGCTTTTAATAATTTGTCCGTATTCATACTTTATTATTTGTTATGTTTATAAATATTTGAATTGTTATTTTTTGGGATTTATACATTTTTTTGAGATTGTACCGCCGCTTTTCCATTTTGGTTTAGTCTCCACAATGCAATAGTATCAGTATCTACGTGATTTTTTTGAATACCTTTTTGAGTAAAATCACTAACCCAATTCCAACCAGTCCACACCTGAATATGACCGTATGGTTTATTATTAGTATAACCCATAACAATTATATCACCAATTTGCCATTCGGATGCGTTTCCAATGTACGATCTTGAAAAATCAGGTACACCATTTGCGTTTTTAGGAATTACTATTCTTTTCTTATCATCGTAATAAACTTTTCCACCAATTGGTTTCGCAAATGATGATACACCGCCACCAGTTGATGGATTTTTAAATGAAAACCAATCGGCATTTCCACTAATTTGCCCTAACCCCTTTACACCAGTTAAAGCAGTTACCACCGCTTGCGTTCCTTGCGGACATAAACCATGTACACCCTTTATATAACCACTTCTTAAATTTTCATATTTTACTCTAGCATTTTTACCAAGACTTTTAGCCCATTGTCCTGCTTTTTGCAATAATTCATCTAAATTTTTATATCCAGATTTTATACTTTCTGCCGGTGGTAATTTTACTATTCCCTGGTCAATTAAAATTTGATTTAATTTTTCCGCTTTTAATTGATTTACCTGACTGGCTGCATTAAGAGACTCTTCTTCAGTATTCCCATCGCTGAATTCGGTAGGTGTTGCTGCTTGATATGTTTTATATTCGTTTGCAAGTGCATCTATTTTTTCAGGACTTGGATTTATAATAGCCTGAACCTCTGGGTCATTTGGGTCCAAATCGGTTTTACTCCAATCTATATTATTATATAATTCTTGAGAGAGTGGTGGAGTTGGAGCAGCCGGCGGTACCGTATATCCCGTCCAATTGATAACACTCGGAGCGGGTGTTGGTGTTGGGGCTGTTGGGTATAACGATACGGTACTAATCACACCTGTAACAGTTGTAAGATGTTGTGTAGCGTATTGAATAAAATCGTCTATTATTAACGAAGTATTTTTAGTAGGTGATATTATTGACATATTAATTTATTCATATATTGATACGTGCATTGGGTCAAAACTTTTTAACCAAGTTAAACCTGCATCTGTGAATAGTTTTGTAACTTTAATAAATCCTAAATCAAAATCATTAAAATCTCTAACCTTCTTTTTGCCCGAATATATACCATCTGCTCCAAATTTCGTTTTAATAGGATATATTTCAGTATTTAGGTCAATCGCCAAGCCCCAACTATGGTTTGATAATCTTAAACCATCGGTAACATTTCTAATAGCAATTCCACCGCCGCAGTTTAATATATATTTTTGCAATCCTTTCTCTTTAATTTTTTTAAAAACCGGGTCAACTAATGTTTTTAATTGTTTATGAACTACAAATGTAACATCTCCGGATGCAGTTGGTATAAGTACTTTATCGCAATTTTTTCGAAGATATTCAGGATTTACTTTATACCAAACCCGAACACCTTTACCTCCGGATTTTTGTAAATATTCATTTATCTCGGTTGAGGTTTCGGGCATTTTTGTTAGCGGGAACGCCTTAGTTCCTTTATTTTTATACCACGCTTGTTTTTTAGTACTTGCTATATCTACTTCAAAATTACCATACTCCCCTAAAGCAGGCCATAGACCCCCAACCACATCGTATAATTTCTTATCCCCTCTTATAGGTGAAATTTTTGGTTTAGGTTTTTGTTCTTCTTCCTCATCCGGTGCCGCATCTGATGTACCAGAATCACCCGGATTTTCAACCTCTAACTCTCTCTTATAATCAATAACACTTTGTATAATTTGCGTTGGAGTTGGTTGTCTATTATCATAAACTATTACGGTTGTTCTAAATATTTCATCAAATGTTTTAACAGTTTCTTTGTATTTTTCAAAATCTTCTTTTAAATCTGGTCTATCCGTTTGAGGAGGAGTAGGCGATTGTTGTGGAGGAGTCCATGTTCCAATATTTATTACAACATTTGATGTAACCGCTATATTAGCTATTGTTCCAGGTGCAGGTATTATTGGTATCGGTGTTTCATTTAATACCGCGCCGGTCCAATACGCCTGAACTGCTTTTCCTAATTCTCCTACTAAATCATAAGGTTGTTTTGAACTTTGTCCTTTTAGTAAAGCAGCGTAAACAAGTTCTTCCATCAATTTGGTGTTTCCTTGTTTTACTTTTACAAAATTAACCGTATCATACCCTCTTTTTATAGCAGCATCATATTCAGTAGTCCAAAGTTTTGCTACCTTATTCAAATCAGGCAAACTATTAGGATTATTTGCGTATTTTAATATATTGTTTTTAAACAATGCCCAAGACATAATATTATTTTTTGTACAATCTTCTAGATATTACCAATCTTTCCACTAATACCACCAACGGCATCACCAATTTTTCCACCAATACCACCAACTGCTCCTCCGATTCCACCAACTGCTCCACCAATACCACCAACTATACCACCCACATCTGGAAGTTCTAATTTTGGTAAGTTTGGTGGTTGTGGTACTTTTGGAACTTTTATATCTTTTATTTTTGCCAATTTATCTTTATTTTCAAACACTTTTGGCTTTTTTTGTTTTTTTGGTTTGAATTTTTTAAGTTTAGGTAACTTTGGAAGTTTAAACCCTTTAATTGCGTTTAATGCGGCTGCCGCTGCGGCTGCTGCGGCTGCAGCCTGTGCCTTTGCAGCATCTGCTGCGGCTTTAGCCTGAGCTACGGCTGCTTCTGCTGCGGCTTTAGCCTGTGCCGCCGCCTGTTCCGCTAAAGCTTTTGCCTGTTCTGCTGCGGCTTTTGCAGCGGCCTCTGCTTCTGCAGCTTTTTGTTTAGCAAGTTCTTCAGCTTGTTTGGCTGCTTTTTCTGGATCAATTGGTATATTTGTTGTTTTAGACATTATGATGTTTGATTTAACTTACTTAATATATTATTTAATCTAGATTTTATGTTTCCAAATTGAGATAAATTTGTAGGCCCTTCGGCAGTTGGACCAGATGGTGTTAGGTAAATTTGTTGTGTTATTGCATCAATTAGTTCACTTAAAATATCAACTAATTGTTGCCCTTTAACAATTGGTTCTAATTCAGTATTACCTAAAAAGACCGAACCTTTACCTGTATAAAATACAACATCTCTATCATTCGTAACAAAGTTTATGTTATCCCCAACAGTTACATCCATTCCCAGTTTATTATCAATTGATAACGCACCATCCGAAACAAATCCATAATTCTTTTTGGAGAAGAACATCATTTCTGCATTTTTTGCGGATAATATAATTCTACCCGAATTTAGTAATATTTGGTCACCTATTAATTTTGTTGGATAGTTTTGAAAAGATGCGGGCTTTGTCTCAAAATCGGTTGAACCCTTATCGGATAAAGTACCAGGAGTAAATGGTAATTCAAATTGCTCCGATGTCATAGCAATAATACTACCATCTCTATTAAAATCTTCTTCAACACTTTGGTTTTCTCTATATTTATCGGTTCTAGTTATACCACTTTCATTATTTCTGATGATTAAAGTTGGTGCGTATTTATTTCCTGGATTGTTATATCCCGATAATCGTATGGTATTCCCAAACCTACCTTCTATTAAGAAGTCTCCTTCATATAATTTTAAATTATGAAGATATTGTTTTGGTGTATAGTATTTACCATATCCTTTTGTAGGACTATTTGATTCGTTTGTATTAGCGGTACCCGTTTGTGCAACAGCATTATATCCTTGTGCACTATTTTGTAATTGGCTTTCTTTTGCAAACTCAGCACCTATTGCGTTTTCTTCAGCCGTTACCGATGGATTAAATGTTATACCAATTTTTCTATAATAATAACTACCCCCTTGCATTTTGATGATTTCTACCATCTCATTTCTAACGGGTAAATTTTTAATATTTTTATCCATTGGCAATGCAATCGGTAATTCAGAATCGGAAACGGTTGACATTTCACGAGTTCTAAAACGTATCGCACCTATATATGTTGAAAATGCACTTTTTTCAACTGCGTATGAATTCGTTTCATCTAAAATCACATCATAAACAAATCCTAATTTAGCATCAAAAAGTGCGTTGGTTTTATTGCCGGTAGAATTACTATTACCTGCTCTTCCCGAAAATAATCCTCCTCCCATATTATTTCATTTTCTTTTTTAAATCTTCCAATTCAAATTCCAAATCATCTACCCTTTCAACTTCTTGCTTAGTTTCTTCTAATTCTTTAAGTAATTGATTCTTTTCAAATTCAGTTAAGAACCCATCTTGTCCTTCGGTTTTCTTTTCGGATGCTATAATTTTAGTTGCAATAGTTGCCAATTTAACCAATTGGTCATCGTTCTTTACCGAACTATCAATCAATGAAGATAGTATAGGCCCTACACTAGCAACATCACCAGCATGTTTAATCATCTTTTTAAGTTCTTCTATTAAAGCGGATATTTTTGCTTTTTTGGATAATTGATTGTTATATATATCCTCAAATAGAGAACTTAGATTCTTTCCTTTAAATAATTCGAATTCTGTTGACATATTAATATAATTACATTTTGTATGTATATAAATATGATTCTATTAAAATGTTGAAATTAAATTTCGATTACTTCGATTGTAATCTTAGGCTGGTATTCTTTGGGTAGTTTATTGTTAATACCTTTGAATTCCTTTACTTTGTTCTTAAAGTAAGTTATTTGTAATATACGGTCTGTCAGATTCATTACCGTTTGAGAAGAAGTAGACATTTTTTCAGTATCTCTTTTCATATTCAATGAAGGTTTATTTGGAAAGTACTCCTTTCTCATAGCATCCGCAATTTCCTTCCAGTCTTCCACCTTATCAACGGATTTCTCAGCCGATATCTTTCGCATTTTTGAACTTAGATATTTTTTACCATCGGTATATCCTGCGCCTATATAAACATGTCCATGATTTGTTCTAACAATCGGCTTTTCTGTATTACACAACTTTATTTCAGGTTTTAAATTTGGAATGTTTTCAATGCTAACCATTTGCATTGGTGTTGAAATAAATGTGTGTCCTGATAATCCTTTTTTATTATTACCATTCCATATCATACAAGCTTTAATTGCTTCTTTTAAAGTTTTTTTTGAAAAAATGCTTTTCATTTTTTTACCATCATCACCATACCCTCTCATTTTTTTAACGAGCTTACCTTCTGCTTCATCGTAACCAACTAACAAGGCCGAATTAACTACGCCTAAACCATACTCATTCATACCCTCACACCAATCGGTCAGAATATCATGCAAATACACAACTTCTACTCCATCAATTATTTCATGAACAATTTCTAATTCAGGATTATATCCCCTATCTCTATTTTTTGCAAGTATGAATTTATCGTTTATTTCTTTGGATACGATAATACATTCTAAAAGTTTCATCAATTTGAAATTATATGGTTTCCAGTCCTTGCTTTTGAGCGTATTGATTAATAAAACCTTTTACATGTCCACTTTTTAAAACATTTGTAAATTCTTCAACCGCTTTATTTAATGTACCCAATTTCCATTGTGGATAGGTAAGTTCTAAATTGTTATCACCTGGTATATCTTTTGAATTTTTATCTTTGGATGGATATAAATCTTTAAATACTTTTTCCAACTCGCTTTCTGCCGGCTTACTTGTCAACCATTTTTTAACTAATGATTTTTCATAAACAAATGTTTCAAAATCAAATTTACCATCTTTTGATTTAGATTGCAATGATTTTAGTTTGTTATCATTTTTCAAAGTATAATAAACAAACTTATTAAACTTATCATTTTTATCCAATCTATCTAACCATTTGATATATGATTTTCCAACTTCTTTTTCTTTTACAGAACCTTCTCTAAAAGATAGTATTGCCTTTTTAATTGCCCAAATAGCAGCAGTTGCTGCTATATGTAGTAATATAGTAGTTGTAATATCTTCTTTTAAAAGTGATTTTAATTTAATCATTTATTACCCGATATATGCATTTAGTTCGTAAGAATTCTTCATACCATAGACTTGTATATGAAGTTGTTTTCTTTGTAATTTACCATCTTTAGATAATTGTATGCTAAAACTATTGGTTTTACCTTCTGATGGTTTACGAGGTCCCATTCCTATTTTTCTGAAAGAATCATCATTATCTATTTCAAATCCTTTTTTCTCCGCATATTCTCTAGCTGCTTCAATAGCTGATGTATATGATTTGTGATATACTTCGTAAGGTGCTTTTGCTTCACTAACTACTTTATTCGCAAAAAATGATACTGATGGTATTGAACCAAACTTATCTTTCCCACCGAACATTTCTTCTTTAGCATCAATTCCAAATTGTGATTTTAACATTTTTACAACACCACTACCGAATTTTACATCCTTTAGTTTTAAGTAGATTTTATTTTTATTACTTTGTTTGATTTCACCACTTACGAAACGAGTTCCAATTGATTTGATAATATCATCTACTACATCTCCAACAAGGTATCCTTTTAAATCGGATTCATTTACAAACTTCCCATCTTTATCGGCTACATAATAAGCAATCTGATTATACGAACCACCTCTTTCCTTTTCAAGTTTTTCTACTGCTTTCTTAGCATCTTTATACGATGAATAAGAATCTTTAAAAACTCCCGTACCCTGTCCTCTACCTTTATTATATCCTATATGATACAATCCTTCAACTACCGATTCTTCTTTGTTTATTTTTTTAGCTGCTTTAACTGCATCTTTATGTGCATCAGAGTTACCATGTGCAGGTTTTTCACCTCTAGCTTTTTTAGCTCTAATGTTTGCCCATAAACCTGGTTTTTCTTCGTTTAGTAAATCTTTTAGCTTTATCATCTTATTTCTTTACTTTAATTTTCCAGTATGTACCAAACCCAACATAAGGTGAGAACGAGCCATTAGTTCCATCAATTGTTCTATTGTTTACACCTAATCCAAGTTGATAAATTTTATCTTTTTTAGTTTTAAGAATCACGCCGGCTCCAATAGCAGATACATAATCTTCTTTATTAAACCCAGCATTCAAACCATAATATACTTGATTTCTAGCAGGCTCCTTAACAATAAGTTCTTCCTTAATAGTTCTTTCTTTTACTTTAGCATCCCAAGTTCTACCTAAGATTCTATTTTTTGAGATAGTATCAGTTAATGCAATTGTTCCTAATCCACCATCTAAAGTTAATGTATCTTTGTAAACCACTTTTGCTAAATAATCTTTAAGTAACGCAGCGGTATCTACATTTACCAATTCTTTTAAAACCAAAGTATCTACATCGATTACTTCGTGTACAATATCTTCACCTCTTTTAGTTACTACTTTTACCTTTTCAACTTCAACAGTATCAATTGTATGTTTAATAACTTCATATTTTTTACCATCAATTCTGATAGTTCTTCCTCCTGGCATAATTCCACCTGGATTAAACCATTGTAAAAGAATCCAAATTACCAATGCTACGATGGCAATATTTTTAAAATTAACAAATTTTTTCATAAGACTAGTTTTTATGTGTATAAATATTCAGTTATTCTAAAATAACATCTTTGAACCGATTTGGAAATTATGTAGTAAATTAAAGTTAGGTTCGAAAGTCATTGCACCTCTATATGCGGTTGATAACGCAAATCTTTTACTTATTTTATAATCATATCCCAATCCAACAATTGCACCTGGCTTTCTAGTTACCGAACTATTACCAGTCATTGTATTCCAAGCTATCGGTGATTGCATTAAAAACAATTGAGGGGTTAAAGTAACTTTTCTACTATACTGAAATGGTTTCATCCAAAATCCAACTGCTGATGCACTTAGTGATACATCATAACCATTCTCACCCATTCTAGGCATCATTAAGGTAATTACACCCACATTATAACCAAATGTTCCGTACTTAGGATGTGGTTTGATATAGGTGTACCCATTAAGGTTCATTAGAGTTCCTTTAAGGTACGCAAATGTAGTTCCGTATGAATGTATTGCATTTAATTTGCCCTCCTCAAAATCCATCTTGGTCACCCCAGCACTCAATGCAAATTGGTTTAGAGTACTCCATATAAGTGCGGTAGCTGAATATGATTTATCACCCATTAAGGATGATTTGGATACACCCACACTCATCATTACTGCGTATCTACCATCCATATCTTCCGTACCAGCCAAATCAGATGCTAACATCATTGGGTTTGCTACGGATTTCTTTTTTTCCTCTTTTTTCTTTTCTTCCTTCTTCTCCTCTTTCTTTTCTTCTTTAGATTCTTCCTTCTTCTCCTCTTTTTTTTCCTCCGATTTAGATTCTTCTTTCTTTTCTTCGGATTTACTTTCAGATTTAGATTCCTCCTTTGATTCCGATTTAGTTTCAGATTTTGATTCGGATTTAGTCTCCGTTTTGGTTTCAGTCTTAGTTTCAGATGATGAAGATGAACTACTACCAGAACTGCTTCCAGAACCTCCAGAAGTACTGCTTCCTGATGATGAAGATGTAGGTGGTGGTGTAGAACTAGCTGATGATGTTGCTGCTCCAGATGCGGAAGATGAAGCGGCAGAAGATGCCGATGAACTTGCTGCTGCACTTGCCGATGATGATGCCGCAGAACTAGCGGCTGAACTTGCTGCAGATGCTGCCGCAGATGCAGCTTGTGATGATGCTTGTGCTACTGCGTTTGTTACAGTTTGTTGAACAACCTGATTAGTTGGACATCCCATAGTTGAGTATGCCGTATATGTTGCAGTTATCCATAGTTGAACTGCACCAGCCATTACCTCTTGTGGTGAAAATACTCTTACCTGATTATAGAATGATACCGTTGCGTATCCATTTGTTATTGTAGTAGTAGCAACCTTAATCTCACCAGTACATTTATCTTTATAAGTTTGGGTATAGGTTTGCCCTATCGCTTCGGTAGCGAATAAAGACATAACAATTATCGTTAAACCCAATACCCATTTTTTCATTTTAGAAATTAATACCCAATCCAAAAGTGCTGTTTCTGATTATTGGGTCAT